GGCGACGCGCAGCACGATGATCGCGCTCCGGTTGAGGTTGTGGCCGTCTCGCACCGCGTCGTAGGCCGGGTTGTGCTCCGGTCCGTCGACCTCGACTGCGACGCCAAGGTGGCCGCACCAGAAGTCGAAGAGACGGCATCCCCACACCGCCTGTCGGGTCCACTTGAGGCCCGTCTGCCGCAGCCTCCGCTCTGCCCATTCTTCGGCGGGGCTGGTCTTGGAGCGGTTTTCCTTCTGCCGCGCCTTCATGTACGCGGCCTGCTCTTTGGTGACGGCGGTGCGCATGGGCAGATTCTAGCCATCCTGTCCCCCGCCGTTCCGCCCCGCTGAACTTTTCCGGCGCACACCGTTGCACGTCGTCGCGCGCCGCTCTACGGTCTCGGGCATGAAGCAACCCACCAAGACGCGCGTGCTCAACCTTCGAGTCACGCCCGAGGAGAAGGCGGCCCTCGAAAAACGCGCCGCCGCTGACCGCCGAACCATGTCCGACTACGCCCGGCTCGTCCTGTTCGGGCGCAAGGAGAAGTCCCGTGCAAAGTAGACCGCCCCCGATCAAGCCCACGTTCCACCCCGATGGACGCCCGCAAACGAAGACGTCGGGGGTGTTCTCTCTCGGGGAAGGGATTTCGGTCGAGTTGGTCTGGATGACGCCCGAGTTGGCGCGGTGGATCTTGGCCAACGCGAACTCGGCGAACGTGCGCAAGTTGAAGTCCAACCAACTGCGCCGGCTACGAGCCGAATTCAACCGTGTGGGCTTCGCCTTGACCGGCGAGACGATCATCTTCAACCAAGTGGGGAAGCTGCTCGACGGCCAGCATCGCCTGACGGCGCTCGCGCAGGTCGGCGTTTCAGGCTGGGTGGTTGTTGTGCATGGTGTGAAGGACGGCGCTCGATGGAACATCGACACCGCCCAGCAGGGGCGCAGCGTGTCCGACATCATCGGAGGCTACGACATCAAGAGCGAGAAGGCGGTCGCGGCGCTCGCACGGCTCTGTTTCTTGTATGAGGTCACGCCCGACCCATCGTTCACGACAATCGTCGGTCGCGGGGCTGCGTCGGCGGCGATGGAGGCGATCGGGGCCGAGGACTTCTCGAAGTGGATCGTCCCGCGCGCTGACATCCTTCTTGCGATGCACCGCGCTGGCAGATCCTGCATGTCGCGCGCCGTCCTTGGGGGGGCGAACTACATCGCGTTCGCCCCGGCTGTGTCCGCGCTAGCTTCGTACGGAACGCCCCACGCGGCTGATGCGCTGGGCGCATCGATGGAATACATGGCCGGCCTTGGCGAAGTGTCCGGCCTGACCCGAGGGGACGCGCGGGCGGCTCTCCTGCGCTACCGTGGGTTTGCTGGGTCCAACGCGAAGAAAGTCAGCACCTACCGCGAGCACCTTGTTGCCGTCTGTACGTCGGCGTGGAATTCGTGGATGCTTCGTCGTCCAGTGGAGCGCGTACAGGCACCGAAGACGTGGGCTGCGAAGGTGGTCACTTACGCCGACACGTTGAACATGAACCTGCCGTCGGATTCATAACCCAGGAGCCCCCGATGCGCTTCTCGACGCTCTCCCGCCTTCTTGTCTGGTCGATCGCCGCCCTTCTCTTCGTGGCGGCGGTCTGCTGATCTTCTCCGGCCGCGTGCATGGTGCGCAGGGAGACCCTGCGACCGCCCTGATCTTCGGCGCATGAAACACGCGCGGCCCCTTCCACCAACAAGGACCACATGCTGCCCAACTTCCGTGTCACTGCTCCCGATGTCGCCCGCACCGTCAAGTCCGGCTGGCACAACTACGTCAAGCCCGACGGCACGCCGAGCACCTGGGCCTCGCCCATGCTCGACTTCACCAACACGAACCACGCGACGGTGCAGTTGCGCGACACCGAGTTCGTGCAGGAGGACGGCGACCGGATGCTCATCACGGGCATGAACGGGATCACCGACTACGACATCGAGAACTGCGTGATGCGGACGTCGAAGCTCAGCGACGGCCACGCCAACATGCAGAACTTGTGGGTGGCCCGGTCCTACGCCGCGGCCGGCACGATCAAGCGCACCGAGTTCCGCCGCGCGTGGAAGGAGCACGGCCTGTACACGTCGCAGCGCGAAGGGACGCTGCGCTTCGAGGACGTGCTGTTCCAGAACGCGGGCGCGCAGGGGATCCAGATCCGCTCCACGAACGCGATGGACCACTGGACCGAGGACCGCACGCTGGAGCTCGAGGACGTCATCATCCGCGAGTGCGGGCAGAAGCGCGGCATCGGGCGCGCGTCGTTCTCGCTCACCGTCCACACGCAGGGCCCCAAGTACAAGGTGCGCGGCCACAACGTCCACATCGAGGTCGAGAAGCAGACGGACGTCGACGGCACGCACGACTCGCTGGGCGGCGCGTTCTTCGGGTACATGGAGTCGGTCGAGATCGAGAACCTGACCGTCTCGCTCAAGGGCGACGACCCGAGTACGCCCGGCGATGACGGGCCGCGCAACGCGGCGGTGCAGTTGTTTGACTACGGGAACAAGTCGTTCCAGTGCGGGCCGCGCCATATCAAGCTGCTCGGCGGGCGCATCCCGGTCGACTCGATCGACGTGCGCGTGGGGGCCTACGCCTCGTGCGAGATCAGCGGATTCGAACGCGGCGGGCGCATCCGCTTGCTCGAGTTCACCGGCGGCGACTGGCGCTTGAAGGCCAGCATCCCGATCGAGCAGGGCTACAAGGACGGCGTGTAGGCCCGCCAACGAAAGCGCCCCGGCCGTCAGGAGTGACCGGGGCGCAGCAAGGCCATCCCAGGGGTGTACACCCCCAAGGCGATCCCCGCTCGGTGGGCTAGCAGCCCTTGCCCTTACCCTTCTTTTTGCCCTTCAAAGGTCACCCCCCTTCTTCGGTGTCGATGGCCGCCGCCTTCGCCGCGCCGTGCGCCACGGCCCCTGCGATGCGGTGGAGCAGGTCGAGGCCCCTGGAGCCTCCTGGGAGCCCGCCTCGCGCGTCCAAGAGCGCCTGAGCCTCCAAGACCAGCAAGGCGACGATCGGCTCGTCCAGGCCCGCCAGAGAGGCCGCAGCGCCCAGCGGGTCGCCCGTGGTGTCCGTGACCGCCGAGAGTGCGCCGCAGAACACCATGACCTTCTCGGCGTCCGCGCCCTGCTTGACGGCGGTGTACCCGGCGACGCCCGCCCACGCTTCCACGCGGCGAGCCCACGCCTCGAACTCGTCCTCGCCCATCGTCTCGACCTGCTGGACGCTCTTGGGCGCACCGACGCAGCCGGAGAGGGAGGACACGAGCGCGACGATCAGGAACGCCAGCGCCGCGAAGGCCACGGTGGCGATGATGCGGGTGAACCAGGCGGATTGCTTTGCCATAGGTCTAGCTCGGTGGGAACAGTTCCTTCATGGCCGAGACCATCTCCGCGAAACGTGCGCGGAACTCGGCGGCTGTTTCTTCGTCCTGTTGCGTGGCGGTGACGGTGTACGTGACGCCGCCCGACTTCCATTCTGCGTGCAAGGTCATGTTCAGCTTCTCGATCAGGTGTTGGATCTGCTGGTCCATCGCGTGGACCTTGTAGGCGGCTGCGCCAAGGATGACGACGGAGACGACAGCCGCCGCCGTCATGGCGCGCATGGACTACCCTCCGAACGGTGGGACGTTGAGGCTCGGATTGCGCGCCTGCAAGACCTCGATCCAGTGCTGGATCTCGGGCTTGGAAGTGTGCGCGCGTGAGTCTGTGAGCGCAGCCGACAACGCCGCAACGTCGTCCGCGATACGCTTGAGCTGCGCGTCCGTGCGGTCGGCCCACACGGACGCGCCAGCGACGACGGCGCATATGCCGATGACCTTGGTGATCGGCACCCACGCCGCCGACGGGTCGAACAGGAACGGGCGCTGCGACTCGGTGGATTGCTCACTCATGGGTTGGTGTCACCAGCAGCGCGGATAGTTGCGGGAAGATCATCGGATGCCCTAGTTGCCCTTCGAACCTTCAAGCTCTCGCTTGAGCCGTTCTTTTTCGCGCTTCGCCATCTTCGACGCACGATCGTACAGGCCAGCACGCGCCGACCCATCCTTCGCAGCAGTCTGGGCGTCGCGGGCGATCTTCACCATCTCCTGGTAGGCAGCCTCGCGAACTTCCTGTTTCGGGGACTCCCAGCGGATGTACGACAGCGCGCCGACCGCCTGGATCGCGTCCTGGAGCATGAGACGGGCCTCGCGCTGCTCGCGGGTCTCGTCCACCTTGTCGGACGCCTGGACCTTGAGCGCCGCGCTGTAGGCGTCGTAGAGGGCGTCCACAGACTTGGGACGGCTGATGAGCGGTCCGCCACGGCGGAACAGGGTGCCGACCACCGGCGTTTCGGCAAGCTCGCCCTTGGCTGCTCGAGCTTCCGCGCCAAGGCCCAGCGCGGTCACGACGTCGCCGGCAACGGGGCCGAAGATGGCGTTGATCGTGTGGTCGATCTTGCGCGGCGACTTGTCGGTCCACTCGCCCAGCACACGGGCCAGGCGTGACGTGAACGGACCGGCCTGTTCGGCCTCGGGCTTGTTCTCCTCGGAGCGCGGGACGATCGGGCGCTGGCGGAAGAAGTCGTAGTTGGCGAGCCATTCGATGACGGGCTTCGCCGCGGCCGGCGTGATGTCCGGCGTCGTGATCGACACGAACTCGCGCGCCCAGTGCTCTGCTGCGTCCGGGTCTTCGTTGTACCAGGCTTCGAGCATGGCCTCGGGCAGAGCAGCGAACACGCCGCCGATCTCGTAGGGGCGCGGGATGCGGACGATCTCGGTCTTGCCGTCGTGCTCGATCTCGAAGTGCCACGAGCTGAACTTCTCCTCGTCGGAGATTTCCTTCCACCAGTCCTCGTCTTTGTTCTGGAGCCAAAGCGCGACCGTGGATGCCGTGATCGCCGCGCCGCGCAGCATGTAGCGAAGCGGGTGCTCGCGGGCAGCCTGGATCGTGGAGCGCGGTCCCTGGATGGCCGAGTTGAAGAACGGGATGATCTGGTTCATCACGCGGGCGAAATTGCCCGACGCGGTGAAGTCCGTCGTGACCTTCTTACCGACGAGCGTGAGGCGCTGCGCCTGCTCGCGGGTCATGGGCTCGCCGGGCTTCCACCCGATCTCGCGCGCGATGGCGCGGATCTCGGTCGTGCGCGTCGCGCCCTCGGGGAACTGGATGAACTCGCGGTACCAGTCGAACCAGTTGCGCGGATCGAGCGTGCGGACGACCACGCCTTGCGACAGACGTCGGGCCGCGCGCTTGGTGGGCGAGATGTCCTGTCCGAGCGGCTGCGCCATCGTGACGCCAAGGCGCTGCGCCAAGTCGGCCCACTCGTCGGTGACCGCGCCGCCGCTGGCCGCGCTGACAAACGATTTGCCCATCTCGTGCGCCCACGTTCCCAGGAGCGCAGCGCCGTTGCGGTTCGCGCGGCTGTTGAGGTAGAGCGTGGGCAGGTCGCGGATCGGGTTGCGGACCATGCCGAAGGCCGCGCGCAGGCCCGTGGTGCCAGCGCGGAAGGTGCGCGTCATGCCGCCTGCGACAGCGCCGACCATGCCCGGCAACCTGTAGTTCTCCATCGTCGACAGTGCGCGGTACAGGTCGGGGTTCACCTGGAACCAGCGAACCTCGCCGTCCTCCCAGTACGGGATGATCGGGTCCTTGGAGTCCGGCTGCTGCTTGTCGCCGAACTCGGTCATCGACAGGTCGAGCATGTCGAAGAACTGCTCGCGAAGCGCGTCCAGGTCGGGCACGCCTTCGCCGAGCGGGTCGACCTTCTGCTCGATCTTCTCCAGCACGTCGCCGAGCGATTGCTTGACGAGCGGAACCTTCGACGGGGGGATCTCTTCGACCCACTTGCCCATGCCCTCGATGCGATGCAGAGCGACCACCTGGTCGAGCACCTTGCGCTGGTGCGCGGCCAGCACGAGCTTGCGTGAGCGTGCGAGCACGGTCTGGAGCGGATCCTTGATCCGACGCCCGCTGCCCTTGAGGCGCTTGAGCGGCGAGCCGCCATCGCTGACGCCGCCGCCCCATCGACGGTCCACATCGTCCATTTCACGCTGGAGAGGGATGTAGGAGCCCGGATCAGACGCGCGGATGCGGGCGACCACGCGAGCGAAGTGCGGCGACGCCTGCGAGATGTAATCGAGAACGCCCTCGTTCCAGGCGTACAGCTTCGACGCGGCCAGTTGGAACTTCTCGCTGCCGAGCTCCTCGACGATCTGCGCGGCGTCCTCGATCGAGATGCCCGCGTTGCGCCCGCTCGCCCGCAAGGCCAGCGCACGCTTGGCCCACAGGAAGACCAGGAAGTCGTTGTACTTGCCCTTGATGAGCGGGCGGATGTCCGTGAGCGGGCCGCCGACGACGTTCGCGTTGAAGTCGATCATGCCCTTCTCGACCATGTACGCGACCTTGGCGTCATGGGTCAGGCGCAGCTCGTCGAACGTGGTGTAGGGTTTCTGGTCGGCAGTCAGGTCTTTGCGTGCAGCGGCGGCGCTCTCAGCCTCTTTGATCGCCTCGCCGGACTCCCACATGGTCGACGCGATGCGCGTGTACCGCAGCTTCTCCTTGGCGCGCTTCCACCGCTCGCCAAGCGATGCCGGGTCGATGACCGAAGCCCTTGCTCGAGCGACTGCGCCCTGCTCACGCCAGCGCGTCGTCAGGTCGCGCGCCTTGTCCAACTGCTTGGCGATCTCCGGCTGCGACGGCAGGAACGCTTCGGTGAACCACTTGTGGAAGTTCGGCGCGGCATCCGGCAGCGAGCCCGGGTCGCTCACGTAGAGCCGCACGTACTCGGCGAACCCCTCGCGCTTGTATCCGCCAGCGGGCTTGGTGTCGCCGTAGAGCTTGCGGCCGAGCGTGGTCAGCTCCTTCTGCGTCGCGATGTCGACGAGTGGGTTCTTCCACGGGCCGCCCTTCGGCCAGCCGTAGACGTGCTTCTCCAGCGCGTGCGCCGTCTCGTGCGCGGCGGTCGGGATGTCGTTCGCGGTCTTGAGGCGGATGACCTCGGGGCCGACCTTGAAGAAACCGGCGGCGGTCTTGCTCCTGCGGCCCATGCGCCCCACGCGGATCGGCGTCTGCCCGCCAGCAGCCTCGATCGCCTTCGCCAGCGCAGCCACGACGTCGGGCGCGCTCGTGGGGTCGATCTTGGACGCGGGCGACTCCAGCCGCACCGGCATTCGCGCGCGGTCCTCGGGGGAGACGGCGAAACGCGCCGGAGGACTCCAGCCCTCTAGCTTCGCCTGCAACAGAATCTCTGGTTCGTCCGCTTTGTTCCACAGAGCCCCAGTCACGGTTCCGTTTGACCACAGATCCCAATCTGCGATCGGAACATAAACCGCGCGCGCTTTTGTGGCGTCGCGGGTTTTGCGCAACGCTATGCCCGGTTCGCTGATTCCGGGTATGTCTCCGTCCTCAAATACAGGTTGTGCGCTAAGAGTCGGGTATTCCTCTCCAGACCGCTCCTGCCTGCTTACCTCGCGATCGTTGTCGACGCCAGTTATGTATCTGCCAAGGCGTTGCGACTCAAACACCCACGCCAAATCAGGGTCCATCTTTCGGGAAAGAGGGACTTCGACAAACTTACCGCCGCTCCGCAAAGAGACGCGGAAGTTGTAGCTCTGCGATGGCGTGTCGTCGCGGACGTTGGGAGCTGGCTTTCCGCTACGCCAAAACCAGCCATCCGATCGGCGCTGAAGCGCTCCTTGGAAGACCGTCGTTATAGCCTGGCCGTCATCCCCAGGACTGTTTCTGTCCACGGCGAACCGGATGTCCGGGTTGGCCGGGTCGAACGTGCCGCGGTTGCCCGTGGCAGACTTGATCTGCTCGGGCTTGAAGGCGACGTAGTGCGTTCCGACGCGCCCGTTGAATCCAGGGTCGTCGTCGAGGTTCGTCAGGATCGCGCCGTCGTGCCCATCACGCTTGGCTGCGCGCAGGAACGCATTGATCTCGTCCTGCTGGTCCATGAAGCTCTCGCCGCCCGCGTCGAAGGTCGCCGGGTTCTGGATTGACAGGTAGGCGGGGACGACGTTCTGGCCCCGGTTGCGCTCGGCGTCCATCTCGCGCTGGACCGCCTCGTAGGCGTCGACGGCTGCGGTGTGCGCGTCCCAGTCCGAACTCTTGCCGGACCGCTGCGCCTTCGCTTCGAGGGCGTCTGCGCGTTCAACTGCGCGGCGAACGGTCGCCTCCAGCGCAGCGTGGTTGGCGTACCCAACGGCAACGTCTTGACGGTCGACGAACCAGTGCCCAACCCGCGCAGACTTCGCACCTGTCGCACTGCCGAGCTTGGAGTTGTCGAACCGTTCGATCGCGGCGTCGGTTCCGTGGTACACAGCCAGCGGCTTGCCGCCCTCGTCGACCACCTTGCTGTCGCCGAACCACCGCTTGAACTCCGGCGTCTCGGTCTGCGAGCGGTCGACGGCGAACTTGGCCTTGATCGACACGTCCTTGTCGTCGAACAGGACGTAGTTGTAGTCGCCCTCGCCCTTCGAGCGGCTGCTGCCGTCGAGGTACTTGATGCCACGGATGCCTGCGGCGTGGAGGGCGGCGGAAGCGGCTTTTTGCGAGCGGAACTCAACGCTGACATCCTCGTAGAACATTCCGCCGAGAGGGTTGCTCTCATCCATCTCTCGCTTGACCCACTTGGGCCAGCGATTGAGCAGCGCCGCCTTCACCTTCTCGCTCTGCTCCGACAGCGGCTTATCCCACAGCAGGTACTCGTCTTCCTGCGGCGCAAGTTCGACCTCATACAGCTTGCCGCGGCGTTCACTCTTGACCGCATCGACAGCCGCGCGCGTCTCGGGCGACGGGTCGAAGTTGTCGAGCTTGTCTCCCAGCGCCGCGCGCACCGCTTGATGCGGAAAGTCGAAGCCGAGCCATCCATCGGACTTGAGCGATTGGAGAAGCGTGCGCTCGCTCTCCGAGAAGTCAGGGCGCGACATGAACGCCGCTTCGGCGTCTGTCGGATCGTCGTACTGGTCGTAGACCTCGCGCGCCTTCTGATCCAGAGACCTCGCCGGTGCCGACAGCTTCTTCCTGTAGTGCTCCGCGATGTCCTTGTTGCCCGCGAAGTACAGCCCGTGGCCGTACGCCTGAGCGCCCTCGCCCGTGCCGACCTTGGACATGTCGAAGCGGTCGAAGTCGAACGGCGTGCCGTGGTAGGCGGCGGCGAACTTGGCCTTGATCGACACGTCCTTGTCGTCGAACAGGACGTAGTTGTAGTCGCCCTCGCCCTTCGAGCGGCTGCTGCCGTCGAGGTACTTGATGCCACGGATGCCTGCGGCGTGGAGGGCGGCGGAAGCGGCTTTTTGCGAGCGGAACTCAACGCTGACATCCTCGTAGAACATTCCGCCGAGAGGGTTGCTCTCATCCATCTCTCGCTTGACCCACTTGGGCCAGCGATTGAGCAGCGCCGCCTTCACCTTCTCGCTCTGCTCCGACAGCGGCTTATCCCACAGCAGGTACTCGTCTTCCTGCGGCGCAAGTTCGACCTCATACAGCTTGCCGCGGCGTTCACTCTTGACCGCATCGACAGCCGCGCGCGTCTCGGGCGACGGGTCGAAGTTGTCGAGCTTGTCTCCCAGCGCCGCGCGCACCGCTTGATGCGGAAAGTCGAAGCCGAGCCATCCATCGGACTTGAGCGATTGGAGAAGCGTGCGCTCGCTCTCCGAGAAGTCAGGGCGCGACATGAACGCCGCTTCGGCGTCTGTCGGATCGTCGTACTGGTCGTAGACCTCGCGCGCCTTCTGATCCAGAGACCTCGCCGGTGCCGACAGCTTCTTCCTGTAGTGCTCCGCGATGTCCTTGTTGCCCGCGAAGTACAGCCCGTGGCCGTACGCCTGAGCGCCCTCGCCCGTGCCGACCTTGGACATGTCGAAGCGGTCGAAGTCGAACGGCGTGCCGTGGTAGGCGGCGGCGAACTTCGCGCGCTCCTCGTCCGTGGCGTCGCCCCACGCGGCCATGTCGGCGGTCTCCTTCCACAGAAGCGCGAGCCCGACCTCGGCGCTGTCTGAGGCTTCGACCTCGGCGAGCCGCTTCTCGATCGTCGTCTGCATCGAGCCGCCGAAGGTCTTGGCGAGGCGTGCGATCCAGTCTCGGACGACTTGGAACACGTTGCGGTCGGCGAAGACGCGCGCGAGCTTGGCCGGGTCGTTGAACGCCTGCTCCAGCAAGCCCGCCATGTCCTCGCTGAACACGGCGGCGGCTTCCTCGTCGAGCGCGGTCCCCTTGGGCGCGTTCTCCCCGAATGCGGCCTCGTAGGCGCGGCGCGCGGCGGCGATCTGCTCAGGCTTCAAGTCCGTCATCGCCCGCAAGAGCGTGTCGAAGCCCTTGGGGTTGGCGGCGGCAAGATGGTGCAGCCCCTCGTGGAACAGGAGCTTGACGGGCGACGTGTTGTTGATGTCGATGGCGACGCGGCCACCGAGGTACGCGGCGGGGTAGCGGAGGCCGGGGCCACGCTGGGCGGCGAACGGGACGTCGGTATCGTCGTCGGTGCGCTCCGTGACCGGCGCGTCGGGATCCCAGCCTTCGCGGCGGGCCTGCGCGTCGATCTCGTCTTGCTTGGCCTGGTAGTCCTCGAACGAGGCGTATCCGGCGGCCTTGGCCTGGTCCTCGAGCGCCTTCGCCTCCTCGGCCATGAACTTCTGCGCGTCGATGTCGGCCTTCTCGGGCGTGAAGTCCGAGTCCAGCAGTTCGAGCACTTCGCGCACGCCGGAGCCCTGCGGCAGGTAGCCCCGCTCCATCGCGGCCTCGAGCACGCCGTCGAGCGAGACGCCGATGGACGATTTCTCGCCGCGCACCAGCGGACCGAGCCCGAAGCTGTTCTCGTTGCCCGACTCGCGCAGATCGCGGAGTTCGCCGCCGAGGTCGCCCGACTTCTGGATGTTGAGCCCGCCCATCGCACGGACCCACGCGCGGAATCCGAGCCGGCCGTTCGACGCGTCGGCGTGCCGAGCCTTGATGCGATCGGCCATCGTGCGAGCGGCGGGTTTGGCGGGCTGCGTCTCCGCGACAACGGGCGGCTTTCCGACCCATCGCCAGCGCTGCTCCTTGAATGAGCCAGAAACAGTTGGGCTGAACGTACCGGACTTGGCTACCTCCTTTGCGTCAATCGGCCGCGAGATCTTTTGAATTACCCCGTACTCAGTGTCGACGACGTGAAGCTCGCCATTGATCCTCCATAGATCCCCGATGCGATCCGATTTCAGCGGACCGCCGTCACCCGTGTACACCTCTCCAAACCACTTGAGGTTGTCTCCGTACGTGACGTACAAGCCGACGCGCTTGCGCTTGCCGGCAATCTTGATGTTGGAGTCTTTGAGTTGTAGGTCGTTTCGCGCTTCGCTTCTGGTCCACTTACGGGGTTCTTCCGTGACCCCAGCCGCGGCTTCCGACTTCGCTTTCACGCCCTGCGCGACTTCGGGGTCGTCCAGCATCGACCGCTGGCCCTTGATGTCGCCCTTCTGGATGTCGAGCAGGTTGGGCTGCACGACCTTGGGCGTCACGACGTCGCCGCGCACGCCCTTGGACCTGCGTTCCTCCGGCCCGAACATTGTCGGCTCGGTCGGCATCTGCGGCGGGGCGCTGGCCGGTTCTATCGCCCCCGAGGCGGGCGGTGTCCGAGAGGTGTCCGATAGAACCCCCTGCGTCACGTCCTCGGGGAACCCGACCTGCCCCACCACGGGCGGCTGCGACGGCGGCGCGGCGGGCTTGACGTCCTTGGGCATCGCCTCGACGAACTGGACCTCGAGCCCCAGCTTCTTCGCCAAGTCCTGCACGCGGCTCGCCTGCGCGTTCTCGCCCGACTCGACGTACCGGACCGGCGTGCGGTTCTGCTTCTCCAGCGACGCGCGCAGCTGCTCCCACTCGGGGCCGACCTCGCCGGGCGTGCGCTCGCCAGCTTGCTCCTTCGCGATCTGCCCGAAGTCCGTCAGCGGCGCATCCGGGCGCACGGCTTTCCCGACTTCCGCCATCCGCTGCAACTGGCCGGTGCGCGCAAGCCCGCCCAGGACCGCGCCCACGATCGCCGCCGGCAAGCCCTGGTCGAGCGCTACACTTGCCGACGTGGACAACCACTCGGCCAACGCGCGCCCGTTGCGCTCGGGGTCCTCGTAGATGAACTGGGCGATGGCCTCCTCGCCCATCCCCTGCACAAACTCCTCGCCGGCCTCCTCCGCGCCGGACTTCACCATCGCGCCCAGGATGCTGGCCGCCACACGCTGACGGACCTCGGACGACCCGCCGCGCAGCACCTTGCCGAGCTTCGCCAGTTCCTTCTCAGGACCGAACCCGCCCTCGATGGCCCCCAGCGCCGCTCCTGCGGCCATGCCGCCGAGCTTCTGCCCCGGCGAAGCTCCCAGGGCCTCCCCGGTCTCCAGTGCGCTCTCAGCCTCCAGGGCGGCCCCCACCGCGCCCGCAGCACCGACGCCACCGACAACAGACGCCGGGGCCATGGCGATCGCGCTGCCGGCCGCCTGTCCCACGCTCCCGCGGAACGTCGGCCGGCCCTGCGCAAGCTCGCCGGCAACCTGCTGCGCCTTCTCGCCCTGGCGCTGGATCATGCGCAAGCCCTGGGTGCCCGGCATCAGCTCGACCGCGGCGCGGACGACCTTCTGCGAGGACTCGTCCAGCCCCAGCGCGCCCAGGGTGTTCATCACCAGTTCCTCGGGCAGCCGCGTCGCGCGCGCCATCGTGCCCGCGGTGCCGATGAACCCCGACCCGAACCCCGACACGAACCCCTGCTCGGGCGTCACCGCATCAAGCGCGCCGGTCGCCTGGCGCTGGAAGGCGTCGAGCCAGCCTGCCGCGGCGGCGTCCGACTCGAAGCTCGGCTGCTGCGCCTGACCGACGAAGGCGTCGAGCTCGGCGGCGAGGACTTCGTCGTCGTTCTGCTGGGCGATCACTGCTCGCCCCGCTTCTTGAGTTCGAGCTTGCCGGGTGCCGGCTTCTCCTGGGTCTTGGGCTTCTCGATCTTGCCCGGCCGGTTGGCTTCACCGCCGAACTCGGCGCGCAACTGGCGGGCGATGTCGGCCTTCTCCTTGACGCTCAGGGTGCTGTAGTCCCGCTGGCCCAGGATCTCCTGGAAGCGCGCGGCGGGCGTGCTCGCCTGCGCCGGTGCGCCGCCCGTGGCCTGATCGGTGAGCGGCGGCGGGCGGGTGTAGCCGGGCGGGATGTCGTCCTGCGCCGCGCCATCCGCTGCCGGAACGTCCGCGGGCGGCGTCGTCGACGGATCCGCAGACGGCGGCTGCGTCGGACCAGCGGACGCCTTCCCCGCGGGCTTGCCGCTCGTCAGCACGCTCGAGCGCGAGGGCGCTGTCTCGTTGCGCTGCTTCGGAGTCAGGCCGAACCAGTCGGCCATCTTCGACGCCCGCTCCATGTACTGGTTGAACCGCTTGTTGTTCTTCTCGTCGCTATCCAGCGACTGGTCTTCGAACTTGCCCAGCAACGGACTCAGCGCCTTCAAGATGTCCGTGGCGCGCTCCAACTCCGGGTCGCCGCCGCCCTTGAGCTTGTGCTCGGCCTCCAGGTACTGATCCCGCGGCACGTAGACCTTGACGCCGCCCTTCGTTTGAAGCGGCAGGTTCCCAAGCTGGGCCTGCTGGAAGTCCATCTTGAAGTCGGCCTCGCCCTGGCTCGTCGGCGGGTACTCGTCCCTGCGCCACGCTCCAAGTCGCTCCATCGACGCCGTGAACGCCTCGGGCGGCAACTGGTTGCCAAGCTGGCCGAGCATCTGTTCCGCCTCGGCCGCGATGCTCTCGCGCCGGATCATGCGCGCCTTCTCGCCGTCGATCGCGCGCTTTGCCCGGGCGTGTTCCGCTGCCACGATCTCCGGGTCCACGCCGTCGTGGAGCGCCTGCATCAGCAGCGAAGGCGTGTCGCTGATCGGGTCGGGCTGGCCGTCCCCGTCGACGTCGATCTCGATGCCGAGCGCGTTGGCCGGATCCCAGTCGCCGCGGTTCACTTCGTCCTGGATCTGGCGCAGGACGTTGTTCGATTGCAGCTTCGTCGCCGCGGCGTCGTACTGCGTCCCCAGGAGCTTGTACGCCTGAGCGCCCTCCGACGGGCTCATCCCGCCAGACCGGATCGCTTCCTCGATCGCGCCCGCCGCCTGCTCGAACTCCTGCGGCACGTCGCCGAGCGCCTTCGGGTCCGTCGGTGTCTGCTTCCCGAACAGCGTGCGCCGCATCGCCCCGAAGGCGTCGCCCGCCGCGTCCTGGCCCGTCTGCTCGCGCTGGGCCTTCTGCGAGGCCATCTCGCGCTGCTGCATGAACCGCTCGAGCACTTGCTCCTGGCGCTGCTCCGCGAGCGACATGCGGCGCTGGGCGAGTTGCAGTTCCTCGTCCTGCATCTGCCGCTTGCGGTGGATCTCCTCGGCGGCCAGGAAGCCCTGCGCGGCACCAGCGGCCCCGCTGATGGCTCCAGTGAGGCCGGGCATGACCGTTCCAGGGATGGCTCGAAGCTGCATGGACTAGTTGCTCCGGTTCCAGAGGCCGAAGCCTCCCAGGCCGCCGCCGAATCCGCCGCCAGTCGCAGCCTTCTTGCCTCCGCCGCCGCCGAACGCCGACCCGAGCAGGAAGCCCAGGTTCGCGCCCTGCGGCTGGTACTGCGGCACGCTGTCGAGCTGGAGCCCGAGCGCCTGCGTCGCCAGCGACGACTTGCGCCCGAAGTTCTCGCCCATCTGCCCCGCGATCCCGCTGCGCGCACCGCCGACCGCCAGACCTTGTTGGGCCAAGAGGTTCGCCCGCGCCGCACCGACGCGCTCGCGCACGCCCGCGATCGTCCGCATCAGGTCCGACGAGATCCCGCGCCGCAACGATGTCTGCGCCTGCGGGTCGTACATGCCGCGCGAGAGCAAGAGCTGGTCGGCGTCGCCCACCTGCCCCGCTGCCACGTCGCGCGCCGCGGTCTCACCGGCCATCCCTGCGTTTCGGGTCTCCCCGAGCGCGCGCTGGTAGCCGCCGCGGATGTCGCCGAGGCCGCGCTGAAGCTCTTGAAGCTGCTGCGCGCCCACGACGTCCGATTGGCCCTGGAGCCAGGCAAGTTGCGCCAACACCTTCTTGAGCGTGTCCTTGCGCGCCTTCTCGGCCTTCGACGCACCCAGCGCGTCCAAGCCGCCGCCGAGCAGCCCACCACCCAACATCGCCCAGTTGACCATCGTACTAGCTCCAGGTTCCTCGTTCCGTGACTGTATCCGCTCCGATCTCCGTGAGCATGAAGTGCGTCCCCGATGCGACCGTGCACACCGCCGGCGTGATCGACACCGTGAACTGCGGGATGATCGTGCCGCCCGTCGTGACGCGGATGAGCCCCTGCACCTCGCACCAGCCCGCTGTGCCGTTCGGCTGGCAGATGATCGCCGCGGCCCCGTTGGACCACGCCGAGGTCTGCGCCGTGCCGTTCACGTTGACCGCCGCGGACTGGCCGATGCCGCGGTACAGCGCCGAGCTGATCGTCGCCGTGCCGCCGAAGCTGAAGCTCACCGTGCCGCTGTTGTCGCGCGCCACCGAAAGCAGGCCGCGGAACAGGTAGGTGCGGTTCGCCGTCACCGTGACCGCGCCATTGGTCGGGAACCACGGCTGCGCGGTGATTGAGTTCGTGCCCGTAGCCGCGGCCGACAACGCCTTGAACAGCGTCGGACCGCTGGGAACGTACCCGCTCACGTCGGTCGGACTGACCCCCGCCGTCTGCCAGGTCACGTTGACCCCACCCGCGGGCGCTGCCGGCGTGACATCGTCGAGATCAAGCTCGGCGAGCCCCCCGCCGTTCACGCTCATCACGCTCGCGATGCAACTCAGCGTGCCCGCCCCGTTCAAGTCCAGGAGCGCGCCGACCGTGATCTCTTCGGGCGCACCGCCAGACCCCGAGTTTCGGCCGAGCAGCTTGCCCGCCGTCATGCTCTGCATCTTGGCGTAGGTCACTGCCCCGGCGTCGATTGCCATGGCCGTGCCCGACCCCGACACCGTGACGTCACCGTAGTCCCCGTCGACCAGCCCTGCACCACCGGAACTCGCCAGCGTGACCTCGAGCCGGTTCCCGTTCTTCCAGGTGGGCGTGACCGTCATGCCGGTCGACGCGCGGATGTCCACCTCGTCGATCCCGCCCGGCGTCTCGATCTCGCGCCCTTCGAACAGGACCCTCATGACGCAGCCTCCGCGTCGATCCGCGCCTTGACCGCCCGGTACAGCGCGTCGAAGTCGACCGAGATCCGCCCGTTCTGGTCGATGATGACGTAGGCCCCGGCGATGGCGTCCGTGGAGCGCATGTTCGCGGCTCGGCGTGCACGCGGGTCGCCCGGGCGCAGATTGCGCGGCTCGCGCGTCTGACCGATCAGCGCCGCCTCGCTCGGCCTCGGTGTGGGCTTGCCGGGCATCAGATCCTCCGCTTGACGCCCGAAGGCTCGATGATGGCGCTCGCCTGCTCGAACGCCCATTTCGACGTGCCGCGCAGGATCAGCCACAGGTAGTTGCCCGACGCCCGCGGCAGGTGCACGGGCGACATGCCGGGCCGGATCGTCCCCTGGTAGCGCCGCGCGCCCTTGTCGCTCGGGCTGTTGCTGGACCAGACCTCGATGTAGGCGTTCCCGCTCTGCCCGTCGAGCAAGACCTGGAGCTGGCTCAACTGACTCTGGAGCCGCGCGTCGCGGTACGCCAGCGGCCCGATCAGGACGTGCGCGTGGATCTGCTCGCCGTCGTCGTCGTCGGCGTCGCCGTCCCAGGTGCGCCCGTAGCCGTCCGCCTGCGTGAACAGGACATGCCGGTCGTCCAGCGCGTCGCCGTTGATGACCACGAGATCGCCCACCCGATGCCCGGCCGCGGCGAACTCCAGCTCCCACCACGCATCGACCTCGGGCTCCCACTGGAACACCCGGTTGGCCGCGCTCACGCCGCCGTAGGGGCACGCCATGACCAGCAGCGCGTTCTGGCGATGGTCCCAGGCCATGCGGATGAAGAACTGCGTCAGGTCCACGCTCTCGAGCACCCGCGCGATGCGCTTGCCGGTCACCGTGCGCACGCCGTTGCGGTTCACCGCCAAGATCTCGTTCTGGCTCGACCACAGGTACGCCTCGCCCTGCGGCCCCAAGCACCACGCCCGACCGAACGCCCCACCCACGCCGCGCGTGATCTGGTCGGCCTGGCCGTTGATCGCCACGTCGCCGGTCTGCCACCACAGCGTCGAGTCCCCGATGATGATGGCGTTGTCGTCGTCCATCGGGATCCAGCCGTTGAGCACGTCCGGGATGTCGAAGGACGGCGGAAGCCCGCTGTTCCAGGCTTGCCCAGGAACTTGCACTGCGGGCTGGTAGTCCCAATCGAACGGGTCGCCAGCAGCAGCCTCGAAGTGCCGCGCCGGGTTGTCGGCGCTGTTCAAGCCCACCAAGCGGGCCCGCCACGCCTCCCAGATCTGCACGCGCTTGGGCACGATGCCCTTGGTCGCCACGAACTCGGCCACCTTGTCGGTCCGCGAGTCGTAGACCCACGACCGCTGCCCGTCCGTCGTGAACGTCCACCTGAACAGCGTGACCGAGTGGATGTACCGGCTGGTCGAGTCGATCACCCCGACGCCGCCCGTCACCGCCTGCTTGTCCGTCTCGTCGAAGCGCACGATGTCGGACCCGACCACCGCGATCCGCCGGCGAACGCGCCCGCTGCCGGCCAGCGAGGACGTGTCCACCAATCGCATCTGCCGGGCGTTACCCGTTGCAACCGTGAACGGGTCGGGCGACGCCGGCACGAACACCGCCGCCGCCGTGCTCGAGAGCGCCGTGATGTCGCCGCCGTACTGCCGTGCGTAGACCGAGGCCGCGATGGACGTCGACGAGATCATCGACACGAGCTGCGAGCGCACCGTGGACGCGTGGTAGGTCGTGCCCGACCCCGCGGCCTGGTTCACCGCCGCCGTCAGGTTCGCCAGCGTGTCGGGCCCGGTCGCGCCGATCAGGATGTGCCCCGCGGCGCTCAAGGTCGCCTTGAAGGTGTACGTCTCGGCCACCGGCACACCGCCGACGAAGCCCTGGAACGTCACCGAGTCGCCGTCCGAGGGGTTGTTCGCCATCGTCAGCGTGGCCGCCGACTCCCGTCGCAGCGCCAGCGTGACAAGCTCGGGCCGCTCGATGGTCGAGCCCTCGCCGTACTCCGGCACCGGCAGGTTGACCGCGATGCTGAAGGCGGCCTGCGCCTGCGGGGCGGGCGGGCTCAGCAGCAGCGCGCCCGTGTCGTCGAACATCAGGAACTGGAGCGGCGCGAACCCGTACCCATCGGCCTGGAACGGCACGAACAGGTTGTTCCACTGGTCCACGGCCAGCTCGAGCTTGTCGTAGCTGAAACTGCCCGTCGCGCTCGTCCCGAAGGTGTACGCCCACGCCCCGTCTGCGGTGTCCAGCGAGTAGTCATCGCCCTTGTCGATGATCTTGCGCACGTCCGTCGGGTCGTCCGCGTGGTCCGCTGGCGCTCCCACGCTGTACAGCGCGCCCGCCGAGTCCCACGCGAGGCCGTAGCCCAGACCTCCCACGCTGTCCCCGCCCGGCTCGCTGGCGGCGATCCACGCGACGTCATGGCTCTTGGCGTCGAGCACCGTCACTGCGGGCGTTGTCGTGAGCGCGCGGCGGGCAAGGTGGAAGTCGTTCACCGACCCATCGGGCGGCGCGGGAGGGGTCGAGTAGTACGGGTGCGTCGCAGGCAGCTTGCCCTGCGCGCCGAAGTACCACGCGAGCGCGCCCTCCCACACTTGGCGCTCGTCCAGCGACATCGGCGCACTGTCCGGCGAGTGAACCGCCAAGATCATGCCGATCTCGCCCTCCCAGAAATGGCCCTCGCCCTGGCTGCCGCCCGGCGACTGACCCAGGAACGTGCGCGCCAGCGAGTCGTTCGCGACCGCGGTCCCAGTGTGCGTTGCGCCCGCGTTCAGCATCGGCGCACCGTTGTAGTAGACCTCGTAGTTGCCCGTCGGGTTGGACGACAGGGACACCATTGAGAAGGCCGCCACGCCGTCGCCGTCGGTCTGCGCCGCGTGCGTCTTGAGCGTTCCGCCGTCGTTCTCGACCACGCCCAGCTTGCCCTCGTCGTACAGCCCCGACGCGCCCCGGTTGGACACGATCCGCCGCGTCCAGGCGTTCGAGCCCTGCACCTGCTGCCCGATCATGCAAGCGGGCGCGTACTGCGTGTAGGGCTTGGCGACGATGAAGAACGTGAACCGCGCGCTCGAGCTTGGGTTCGTGCGGATGCCATAGCCCGGGAACACCGTGCTCTGCTCGTCGGCGCTCGTCGGGCTCTTGCTCGCGTTGACCAGCGTCTCGAGCTTGTTCGCCACGCCATCGAAGTACACCGTCGGGCGGCCCGACATGCCGTTCAACTTGAACGTCGGCGCGGTCGGAGTGATCGTCTGGCCGCGGTAGATGCGCCCCGTCAGCGCCGAGTTCAACGTGCCGACCTTGACGACCAGCGTGCCGCTCGTGATCGACACCAGCACCACGTCGCGCTGCGGCCGGCAGTGCAGGTCGCTCGTGGTGTCGCCAGCGTCCACCGAGTTCGTGTAGACGAAGGCGCTCGGAGGCGTGCCCGGCCAGCCGTGGATGCCGCTGGTCGTCGCCTCGCCGCGCAGGCAGTAGTACAGGTTCGAGAGCGTGAGCGTGAACGACGCCCCGATGTCGACGTCGTAGTCCTGCGCGGGCGTCGCCTTGAAGCGCCAGACCTCCGTCAGCGCGCCATCCGGCGTCGAGAGCGTGATCGTGTCGCCATCCGCGACGTTCGATCCCGATCCCAGCTTGAGCGTGCCCGTGACCTCGTTGACGGTCACCTGAGAAGTCGCCACACGCCATGCCCGGTTCGAGCCGTGCACGTCGTCCCAGGTGAACACGTTGTTCCCGTCGCTCAGGTCCAACTCGGCCGGGTCGAAGGCGCACCACGAGCGCGTCGAGAAGCTCGAAAGCTGGTCGAACCAGTAGCTCGAGAACGTCCTTGAGAGGATCTGCCCGGTGCCCGGGTAGCGCGGGTCCTTGCCGCGGTCAGGGTTGAACCCGGTGCCCACCGCGATCTTGCCCGACGTCTCATCGACCGCGATCGTGTTGGCGGGCGCTGGCACTTCCTGCCGCCAAATCTCCAGCGGCGTCGTGCTCAGGCTGGCGTAGGACACCACGTAGGCCCGGCCGGTCGTCAGGTCGTTGCAGCTCGCGTGCAGCGTGTCGCCGCGCAACGCCAGCTTCTCGACGTAGAACCCAGGCTCGAACGACCACAGCGCCGTCCATCCGACGTAGGGCTGGTCGATGTACGCCCACACCTTCGCGCGGGCCTGCGATCCGCCGTCGCTGACCGCCACGTACACCGTCCGCTGCGACGAGTCGATCTCCAGCGCACGGCAGCGCATCGAGGTGTCCGCGACCGGGATAACGAGCGTCGCGCGCTCCACGCCGGCCGAGTTGCGGATGACGACGTGCGTGCCGCCCTCCAGCGTGTAGACGTCCCCGAAGTCGTCCACGCGCTCCGACACGGCATCGCGACCGCTGGGGCCCTCGGCGACCCACTCCGTCGTCGGGCTCGCCTGCGGGTTGAACGTGACGTGCCGGGTGTCGACCACGAGGTCGGTCACGCCCAGCGCCATTCCGCCCAGGTCCGGCGTCGCCTTGCGCGTGCCCGGCCGCCGCGCGCCCTGGAACCGCCGCGTGGTCAGGCTGCGCGAGATGACGTTCACCGCCTCGCGCGTCGTGCTCCGCTTCTGGTCCTTGGACGGGTACTGGTCGTCGCGCCCACCCAACGGGAACGGGATCTGTTCTTCGCGACCGTTCACGGGAAGCCGACCCACGTCTGCGGGCCGTTGTACTGGTCGCCGCCGTAGCCGCCCCCGCGGCGCTTGGCCATCTGCATCCCCGTGTTCCGCATCGGCGACGAGCCCGAGAACGTGCGCGAGTCAGCCTCCAGCGCCATCAGCCACAGCGGGCCGCCCATGACGCGCGCGATCTGCTCCTGCACGTCGGTCGTCACGTCCTTCTCGTATCCGGCCGCATACGCCCGGACAAGCTCGATGAACAGCGTCTCGAGGATCGGCAGCGCCTTGGGCAGCGGGACGTAGGCGCTCTCGGGCTTGTCCTCGTCCGTCATCTGGCCCCAACGGCGACGCCCGAAGCACAGCAGCGCATTCGCCATCGGCTCGGACGCCGGGGGCCAGACCGCGAGGTACGACTTCGACACGTTGCGCCGCATCTCGTTGAACGGGGCCAGCGTGAAGCACGAGCTCGACGTCGCCTCCGGGTTCGCCGCCCGCACGCGCTGGAACGTGCCCAGGTCGCGCAGGTAGTTCACCGAGATCTGCCACGAGTCCGCGGGCGTGATGTCCACGATCTCGCCCACGTCGTCGGGCAAGGTCACGCGGTCCGAGCCCTGCTCGAGCGAAAGCTCCCACAGGCCAGCCTCCAGCCAGCGCCACGGGTGTGCGTACAGGATCGCGCCCGCCTGGTTCACGATGTTGAGGCGGTCGAGCGGCTGCTCCGGGGACGTCCCGAGCTTGTGGTCGATCGCGTCGAAGCAGGTCTTCAGGGTCAGCACGGCGCGCTCCGGTGGAAGGTGAAGGGGGCGACGCGAATCGCGTCCGCGTCGCCCCCGAAAGATCAGGCCGTCAGCGGATCAGTCGGCGGTGACCGCCACGTTCTTGAACGTCACGCCCCAGCCGAAGCCGTTGAAGTGGACGGCGACCGTGTTGGCGCTGCCAGCCGCCGTGCCGATCGCGCAGATCTTGCGGTTGCGAGCGCCAGCGACCAGCGTCGTCGGAGTGTTCGCCAACGGCGCGAGCTGACCCTTCGTGCCCATCGAGGCCGTGAAGTGGTCCCCCTTCGCAGAGGTCGAGCCCGTCATGGTCATCCCAGCGACCGCGCCCATGACCGTGACATCGCCGCGCGTGTTGGCGGTGCCAACGGCGGAATCTGCGACGCAATACACGTCACAGGCCGCCGAGTTGATCGTGGCAGTGTCGTCGGTCACGTTCGTGACCATCGCCCAGGCCGACGTGCCCGCGCCGGACGTGCCGGCGTAGGGGTCGAAACTGGTCGCCGTGGTCAGCGCCATGTCGAACTTGACGACCTTCTTGGCCGTCGCGGTCACCAAGAACATGACGTTCTTGACGGTGAGTTCGGCGTTCACCGGCAACTGGCCGGGGAACTGCCCCATCGGAAACGGAACGGAAAGCATGTGGTGTGCTCCTTGGTCTTTGCGACCGGGATCAGTAGGCCGAGATGCCGGACGGGGTGGACGACGGGAACACGCAGGCCGACGTGCGGAAGTCGACCGCGCCAAGGTTGAACTCGACGTCGAGGTACTCGCCGTTGAGGTCGGGGATGAGCTGGTTGCCCGAAGCCTTGCGCTCGCGGAACCAGTTCAGCTTGTGCGCCACGATGGTCAGCGCGTCGCGGTCGTGCAGCAGGAAGCGCGGGCCCTTCGCGTCGCCCTGGCCTTCGGTCACGAGCGTGGTGTTGCTCGAGCCCGCGTAGCCCGCGTAGGTGTCGAGCAGGGTGACCCACTCGATCGGGATGCCGCCGACCTGCGGCGAGTAGACGGCCGGGTCCACGCGCGACGGCGTGACCCAGCGGTCCTGCGTCGCGAGCGTCGCCGACTCGATCACCGACATGCCCTTGTCGGACGTGTACCAGACCTTGGCCATGTTGGCCGAGGCGGTCTCGATGCCCGACGGGGCCACGTTGGGGAACTGCGGCGGCTTCTGGAAGCTCGCGAGACGCTTCGCGCGCAGCATCGCGTTGAAGAAGCTCGTCGTCGCGACGTCCAGCGTGGTGTAGCCCACCTGTTGGCACGCGAAGATGTTCTTCCCGTTGACGACGTTCTTGGTCTGGTTGACCGACACGCTCTGCTTCGTCGACCAGCGGCCCCAGCCGTTCGTGGTGACGACCGCCGTGTTGAAGTCCGTGCCGCCCGAGCCAGCCGTGAAGCCGGTCGCGGTCGTGATGCCGTGGCACCCGAGGTACCACTCGTTGATGAACGCAGTCAGCGGCGTGATCGCCGTCGGCTTGTTCGAGCGGTTCTCCATCGTGTTGAAGACCGGGACCGCGAACAACATCCGCTCGATGTCGTTGATGATCGTGACCGCGGCTTCTTGCTTCTTCGCGGCGCGCACCGAGAACACGCGGTCGTACCACTGCTCCCACGCGCCCACCGACGCCAGCGCGTCCAGGCCCTCGTTCGCCTCGATCTCGCGATCGACGACGGCGAAGTCCTGGTAGTGGAGGACGCCGAGCTGGCTCATCTCCTCCACGTTGTCCGTGCGGCTCAGCGTACGCAGGCCGCCGGGGTTCACCTGCTTGAGGTGGTTGCCCTCGGCCGCTTGGTAGCGGTAGTCCCACTTCTCGCCGCCGAAGGTTGACATCTTCCGCGCGGCCATGTCGCCGCCCACGTAGGTGTTGAACCCGGCGAAATTGATGGGCTTGTCGCCCTTGATCATGTGCGTGGGGCTGTTCGTCGCGTTCGCGAACACCCGCATCGCTTCTTGCGTGAATCCAGACATCTAGCTCACCTCACTGTGTTGGTTGGAGCGGCCCGCTCAGACCCCCGACGCATACGAGCGTTGGAGGTTGCGCATCTGCGCCGCGAACGCCGCCCGCTCCCTGTCGTAGGGAGTGACGGGCCCCGCGTGCGATGGGCGCGAGCCGTTGGTGTCGACCACGCCATGACGGGCCCCGGTCTGGGGCTCGCCCGGCTGGTCACGCTCTCCGACGTCGATGTCGAGGGCGAGCGCCGCGGCGTCTCGGACCAGCTTCGCAAGCGTGACGTCGTTGGACGTCGCATCCGCGTACCTTGGGAGGTCACCGATCCGGGTCATCGCCACGAGCACGTCCTGCCACTCGTCGTTGTCGCTCAGCTCCGCGATGGACTCGGAGAGCTGGGCGCGAACATCGCCCAGTCGCTTGGCCTGATTCACGTCAAGACCCTCGGCAGGGTCCCTCTGCTCGAGTTCCGCCTTGAGTCGGGCGTTCTCGGACAGGACGGGGGACAGGTGCTTCTGGATGAGTTCTTGGGCTTCCGAGTCGCCGTCGACCCCCAACTGCTTGAAGAGTTCGGCCAGTCCGTCGGACGCGGGGGCTTGCACGTTGCTCGACGTGCTCGCCGCGGCTGTCTGAGGTGAGCCCTGGCCTTTCTTCGAAGCGTCGGATTGGGTCGCCGCGAACGCGGTCGCCTGACGGTTCAGTTGCCGTTCGAGCTTGAGGCCACGCCGAGTAGCTTCCTGCTTGTCGAGCTTGCGGAACTCGTCATCCTTCCACCCACTCCGCAGCATGGCACGACGAGCGCGCTCGTACCGTGATTCCGCGGGGTCGGTGTTGCGTCCCTCGGCGGGCTTGTCGCTCGCCTTGGGTTGCTCGAGTGCGGGCGTGGCCGGTGCGGCCGGCGCTTCGCCCTTGGTGGCAGGCTCGCCCATCGCGGCCTTCATCTGCGCCACGAAGTCAGCGCGGCCCGCGGCGTGCGAGTCGGTCTCGACGGCGGGCTTGGGGGCGACAACGGGCGCGGAGGCCGTGGTGGGGTGTGCGTCTGCCATGGTTCTGTTCGTCAGGTGGGGAGCCTTGGTCGGGCGGCTCTGAGGGTGGCCGAAGTTGGGGAGCGCCGGACTACCGCTTCCGGCTCCCGTAGCGGACGGGGATGCTGCCGTCGTCGTAGCGGACGTTGACGCCGGCATCGGCGACGCGGCGCTCGAAGTCTCGGATCTGCTGCTTGCCGGAGAAGGCTGCTGTTTTCTGGCCATGGTCGTTCACGAACTCGCCCTTGTGGAAGCGGTTCAGGCTGGGGTCGAGGGTCTGGGCGACGAAGCGGATGTCACGACCACCGACGCGGCCATTGAAGACCACGGCCGGCGCGGTGATGACCCTGTTGAACCGCTTGCCGTTGACGCGCACCGATTGCGGCGCGGTGCCGATGGGGAACTCGCGAGTGATGCGCTCGCCGTCGCGCTCGTAGTCGTACTGGCTCATCGCGTGGCCGCCTTGGCTGGTTGCGGCTTGGGGGCGCTGGAACGCTGACCGCCAGCCGGCGGCCGAGCGGGGGACTGCTTCTGCGTCATCGACGCGCCCATCGGCGTCGGCGTGCTGCCGCTCGAGCCCGACGACGGGCCGAATCCGAGCTGCGGCTTGGGCTGCGCGGGGCTCTTGGCCGGGGCTTCCTGCTGGCCGATCTGCATGGCCGCCACCTGACGCATCAGGTCCCAATCGGCCATGTTCTCGATCCAGGGCGCACCGCGCATCCGGGCCGTCTGGCGGGCCAGCAACTTGCCGTCGAGGGCGACGCCGTGCGCGCCGGCCGCCTGCACGAACTGGAACAACTGGAGCGCCGCCATCATGTCCATCTGCATGGTCATGTCGTTGCGGCCCTTGGTGCTCATCGGGTCGATCCGCAGCGCCAGGTCGCGATGCCGCTCAGGGTTGTCCGTATTGCCCTGCGTCTCGAAGTACGCCGAGCCCAGCGCCTCCGCGTACTCGGGCGCGAGCGGGCCGATCGTCGTCTGCACCTTGGGGTGCTGGTCGAACCAGTACGCCCACTTCCCGAACACTTGGCCCAGGAAGTCGTAGTAGGTGTTCACGTACAGGCCCATCGTGGTCGCGTAGCCCATCTGGGCGTTCTGGATGGCCGTGGCCGTCGCCTGCGCCTCCACGTCGCCCAGCCTCGAGTGCGTGCCCGTGGACCGCTGCAACGACTCCATCGCCTGCTGCATGGCCGCGACGTGCTGCGGTTGCATGCCGCCCAACTGGATCTGCGACACCATGGAGCGGATGTCGGGGCCGCGGGGCACCTTGATCGTCTGCCCGTTGTGCGCCCGGGTCAGTTCGGCCTGGAGCACGTCGTCTTGAACCATGCCGAGCTGCTTGTAGGACTCGATCGCGTCGCGCATGGCCCGCGCCACGGCGTTCGCGTGCCCGCCCTGGGATGCCGAGGCGACCAGCGGGGCAAGCTCGATCAGGAGCTCGCCGATGCGGTGCGCCGCGGCGTGTGCGTACGGGCCGGACTCGGGTCCGAACCACGGCTCAGGCTTGCGGATGACGCCCCCGCGGACCTTCGAGCGCATCGCGATGGCCGGGTCGAGCGCGTAGTGGACCGTGCCGTAGTAGCCCTTCTTCGGGTCGCCGCTCTCCTCGAACGGCCACCACATCGGCCAGTAGACGATCTCGTACCGCTCGACCTGCGAGCCCGTGCGCTTCTGGTTCTTCGGGTCGTTCTGGAGCCCGGCCGCGACCGCCTCGAGCATCGCGAGGTTCCAGCCGAGTTCCGGGCGCTCCTTCGCCTCGGCGATCACCGCGCGCACGTCACGCGACACGCGGTGGCCGTGCCAGCGGGCCTTCTCGCGGTCCGACATCGAGGCGTCGGACAGCAGCTCGTCGAAAGGCAGGCGCTCGGCGAAGGGCTCGAGCCGCCCGTTGCGCGACCGCAGGCCGCAGACCGCGCGCGCCGAACGGAACCCGAAGTCGATGGCGCACCGGCTGGCGAACTTGCCCATCTGCGACCGGCGAGCGTGCGTGTTGATCGCTTGCTCGAGCAGGTACGCCCGGTCGGGGCTCCACTCGCTGCCGAAGGGCTCGATGCGGCACTCCGGCGTGCCCTGGGCGACCTCGCTGGAGAAGTTGCGGATCCAGGTGTGCCGCCAGTTCTCCGGGTCGTCCGCGACGGTCGGGTCCTCGAAGTTGGACCCGTACATCTTGCCGCAGGCCCGCAGGTACTCGCCTTCCAGCGTGACAGCATGGGGCGCGACGACCGCCTGGGCAGCGAGGATCTCTTCGCTCAGCGTGCCCTGGTCGCGTTCGATCCCGTCGATGGCCGTGGGCGTGACGCCCTGCACCGTCTTGGGAGTCGGGTGCTCGGAGTCCGTCTCGGGGGTCTTGCGTGCGCGCTTCGCCATGAAAGGGAGCGCGAGCCGCCCGGCACGTATCGACAGACCCCTAGCAGGCCGGCCGCCCGTGCTAGGTCGCTTGCGGAGGGCGGATCAAACCCTCGCTCGCGTGCTCAGTAGGGCACGCCTTGGGGGGCGAGTCAAGCCCGACCGCTACCGATTGCGGTACAGCCCCACGATCGTGCCTGCGCCGATCGCCGTCACCTTCTCGGGACTCACGGGCAGGATCGTGTTCGCAGCGACGGTCGTCAGCGTGACCGACGTGCCGTTCAGCGTCATCGTGAACGTGGCGGCGGCGACCACGAGAATCGCGTCAGGCGGGCCGCTCGTGATGTCGGTGGCGGATGCGGAGATTGCGACGGCGCGGCGATAGCCGGAAAGCGTTTCGAAGCTCATTGGGCGGACTCCTTGGGCGCGGAGGCTACCACTTCGGGGGCCTTGGGCGAGAGCGCGTG